ATGGCAATAGCTGATCATTTTAGAATTGAATAAAAATTTAATTTGTTATGAAATTTCTAAGTTGATTCTAGTCTAAGGGTCACTATGTCAGCTAAAGGTTTTACTATGGATCGTCGCGGCGTGAAGAATATCCGTCGTCGGCGTCCTGTTGCCTCTCGTGTTGCTGCGAGAGCACTTATGTCTGCACGACGTGGATTGTTTCGTGAACCTGCGGGACAAATATCTTTGAATCGCCAAGTTCGCGCTCTTATTGCTGCGAAAAAGCGTGATGCGGCAGATATCAGTCGCGTATCAGCTCCTCTGACAGCTACTACTCTCTCATGTTTGACTTCATCTACTGATTTTTCAACTGCTGCATCTGGGACTGGCATTCTTGATGCTGATGGAGATGAATGCATGATTAACAATGTGCGGATTTCTGGAAGATTGACAAATAATGCTGCATTGGATTTGGATCCATTGGGCAACTTTGATACCATTATCCGCAAGATTGTAGTGTGGTTCTACAAACCTTTGACAGTGGCTAGTGCTGCAGGAACTCTTCCTCCCATCACGGAAGTTCTTGTCTCTGATACTGTCAGTTCTCTGCCTGTGTCAGATGCAACAAATGGCGGTCGTTTTAAGATTCTTTCCGATAGGAAGTGGAATCTTGGGACAAACACATATCAAGCAATTACTGCTGTTGGGCATGCTGCTGTGAATGGAAAAACAAATCAAAGCTTTGACTATTTTGTGAAGGTAAACAAAAAGGTGAAGTATGTTTCACCGGCACAATCTGGGACGGCTGCTGGAGGACACTATGACAGTGATGTCAATGCTGGACGAGTATCTGGAGGATTACTTGTCCTCTATACTGTGTACTCCAAGCCAAATAGTGCTGATGTAGATGATAGTACTATCACTCGTCTAAACTACACGGGATAAAATAAAAAAAAACGACCTACGGGTCACACAACATAACAGCCTTAGAGAAAGAGGACACTCGTGAGATGTGTTCGATAGTTCTAAATGCCCCAGACCCGATGCTCTCTCCCCACAGACCCTAGCGAATAGGGTCCCCCCAGATACCGGCCCCTTGGCTGAGGGTGGGGGGTTCTTCCCGCCCTCATCCCTCTCCCTCTCCTCTGCGAGACCCACCTGCTGCCTCCTAGGGTGAGGCCTGCTATACCGGGAGGGTAGGCCCTGCTGCCTCCTAGGGTGAGGCCTGCTATCTGAGAGGGTAGGCTAATTATTTGCGAGATGATTTATTTTGTGAAGCTACGTAACTTGCATAACTTCTACACATCACGACAATGTCCTTTGGCTTGATCTGGAACTGAGAAAAGTATGCGTGTAGATCAGGATATGCTGGAAACTCTTCCTCAGCAGCGTCTACAAGATCTATGTATCGAGGACGCTTGCCCGCGAAAGCTTTGCTTTCTTCATAATAATCATCGTACTGATCGTCTTCATCACAATAAAGACTCATATCTGGAGAAATAACTTTCTCATCATCAACATCGATTGCTTCCATACTGTCGGAGCCCCTCTAACCACTTTACGTATTTAGAGAGTCACTGTAAAAAATAAATTTTTGATAGTATGGGAAAACTCCATGGAATTTTCCACTGGCGTAGACTGCCTGGAAAAAAAAAGAAGTGACCGTACTCTATTACCGGTCACTTCTGGGCGCCACTTCTGGGCAAAAAATCTTTTTGTGATGAGGGGGCGTAACTACGTCTTTACTGTGAACAATCCTGATGGGGCTTTGTATCCTGACCTCTGTCCATACTGGATTGACTATGTTAGCTATGCTATATGGCAACTTGAGGTCGGGGAAGAAGGCACTCTACACTTTCAAGGTTATCTTGAGTGTAGTGGAAAAAGAAGTATGGTTCAACTTATGCTTATGGATGGCATGGAAAACGCCTGGTTTCAAGTCCGTCGGGGGACACAACAACAGTGCATAGACTACGCCAGCAAAGTGGATACACGAGTTGAAGGTCCATGGACTTTTGGGGAACCCAAGGAACAAGGTAGGCGTTCTGACCTACATGAGATCAAGGCTAAATGCGATCAAGGCATGCCTATCAAAAGGATATGGGAAGAGAACTATAACTCTATGATAAGATATCATCGTTCAGTGAAAGAGTACAAAAGAATCATCACTGGTGTGCGAGACTGGCTTCCAACTATTATTGTGATCATTGGAGCATCTGGTGTTGGAAAAAGTCGTTTGGCGCGCGAAATGTTTCCTAATTCTTATTGGAAACCTAACAACAAATGGTGGGATGACTATGATGGTCAGAAAACTGTTGTATGGGATGAGTTCAAAGGTCACTATCCTTTTCAAGACCTACTTCGTGTGTTGGACTCTACACCTTTGACTCTTGAGACGAAAGGCTCATCCACACAATATGTTGCAGACACTATTTGTTTTACATCGAACTTTCATCCATCTGAATGGTATAACGAAGAGTCTATTCGATTTACTTGGGAAACTAGTCCCCTGAATCGTCGTATTCGTGAATTTGGTCATATAATTGACCTTGGCGGATGGCCTGCTCCTGAACCAGAGCCTCCCGCAGCTATGTTTCTCTTTAATGGTATTCCCATGGCAATAGCTGATCATTTTAGAATTGAATAAAAATTTAATTTGTTATGAAATTTCTAAGTTGATTCTAGTCTAAGGGTCACTATGTCAGCTAAAGGTTTTACTATGGATCGTCGCGGCG